AAGGAGATTGATGATCAACAAATACTCATATCGATTTACACTGTTGTAAAAAATCTGACAGAGTAAGGCAGGGAATTATTCCCTGCTTTTTTCAGCGATCTTATATATGTAATTTCGCAATGTTTCTTTACTCACGTCATCTAATTTCCAATACTCAATAATTGCCTGCATAGCAAGCTTATCGTTGGATTTGGAAATTTGAGTGACAGCTTTGAAATATTCATCTTCTACTGGCACTTCTGCAAACATTTCGCCTTCTCCAGTTCGGAGCCATTCTTCGCTTACGTTGAATTTTTCACACATCAACCTATAAATCGGTTCTTGCTTTTCCGGATTCTTCAAACGATTATTTTCAATATTATTTATAACATCTCGTTTTACTCCAAGAGCTTCCCCGAATTCGGTTTGCGTCATATGTAATTGTTCGGTTCGGAGGAGCTTTATCCTCTCATACATTTCCAATTTATCACCTCCTGACAATATGTATTATATCACATGATTGTGAGCTTATCAACTCAAAAAGCAAAATAAATTATTTTAAAAAGGGTTGACAAACTCTATAATCGGATGTATTATGAGCTTGCAAGCTCAAAAACACAAATGAAAGCGAGGTGATAATATGCTTATTAAACTGGAGGGGAAAAACGAAATCTTAAAAGATTTAGAGGAAGCAAAGGAACATATAGAAAAAGCGTCAGCAATCCTTTATCGCACCCCTGCAAAAATAAAAATTGTAATAGAGGAGTGCGATAAAGAAGAAGAGCCTATTGCTCCTCAAGAGACTCGATAATAGCAGATAAAACGTAATGAGTTTGCTGAGCTATTGAGTCGAGAAGAAGTTGGATGTCCTGGTCAACAGTAGAAGAGGAAATGTTTTTTTGAATTACATAACTGCTGTTGTCCAGCACATCGCGAAGTTCAGAAATCTTTTTTGAGTCCATAAGAATAACCTCCTTTCCTGAGAATTATGCAGGCATTTGCAGATGCCCATAATAAAAGTATAGGAGATATAAAAAAGAATAGCAATAAGAAGAAAGAAGGTGAGAAGAAAATGTTAAAACACTTAACAGACAAAGATCTGAAAGAAGGTAAAGAACTGATTCAGATATTAGAAGATCTACCAGAATCAGATATGAAACAAATTATCATTTATGCAAGCGCATTAAAGGATAGACAGCTTGTGGAAAATTCTAGCAGAAAGGCGGGGTGATATAAATGGGAGCTACAAAGAATTTGGTTCAGGTGATTTAGAAAATATACTTGACAAACCTGCGAGATTATACCGAGAGGAGGGAACATAAGTGGAACTATCAGATATCAAAGAGAACATATTTAGTATTTTCAATACAACTAAGATAGATGATATTGGAGAAAAACTAATGTCATGTGTCAAAAATGCAGATGAAAAAATTTATTCAAATTTTGCTGAAATGCTTAATGAAGATTTATCTGTAGATTATCTGCAGCCGGTGTATCAATATTACCTTGCTGACAGAAAAGAGAAAAAACAAGATTACACGCCGAAATGTCTTTCGAATCTTGTTGGAAGATTGATAGGAGAAGCAGATACAATAACGGACATGTGTGCCGGAAGTGGTTCATTGACAATTCAGAAATGGAATCAGGACCATGAGCAAAAGTTTATACTGTATGAGATTGATGAAAACGTGCTGCCGTTTTTACTCTTTAATATGGCACTTAGAAATATCGAATGTACAGTGTACCATGCAGATGTTTTACAGCAGCAAGTATTTCGAACTTATAAGATTTGTAAAGGCGAAAACTACGGAATATTAGAAAGTGAGGAGGGCATATGAAAGGCTTGATATCAAACCCGCCTTTTAATCTTAAATGGGATGTTCCACCATTTGCTCAAATGCAAAGGCGCTTTTTTGATTATGGAGTGCCGCCAAAAAGTAATGCAAATTATGCATTTATCTTGACGGCACTTGAAGAACATGACCGCTGTGTTTTCATTCTTCCCAATTCTATAGCACAAAGTAATTTAAAAGAAGAACAGGAGATAAGGAAGAAGTTAATTGAAAAAAACTTGATAGAAGCGGTCATACAGCTGCCGGATAACATGTTTGAATCCACAAGTATCGGTACATGTATTTTGATATTGGATAAAAACAAGAAAACAGCAACGACAGAAATAGTTGATGCAAGAGAAAAATATGACATTGTGAGTCGCGAACAAAAAGGGCAGTATGGAGGCAAAGCACATACGAACCGGACGTATAAAAAAAGTCGGAAAGTTTTGCAGGATGATGTGATTGAAGAAATAATTTTATGTATTCAAGAACGCAGAAAAACAAGCTTTAGTATGCCAATTACTATCGAAATGTTCAGGGATAAAAAGTATACGCTCAGTGCGGCCGCCTATATGGATTGTCAAATGGAAGAAGTGAAGCATAGAGCATATGGCGATATCGTAAAAGACATAAACCGGATTATGAATGAAAAAAATACTTGCAAGCTTACAATCAATGAAACATTGGCGAAAACACTGGGATTCGATTTAGAGTTATATAAATCAAAGGGCAGTAATAATAAAAGCCTTGATGAACTGTTAATAAAATTGGGAACAGATGAGTTAGTGAAAGCAGATTATTTCAGCA